GCCCCGCTATTTTCTTGTTAGGAGGGATGAAACCTTTAGACATTTGGCTGTCTATCTCGTTAGATATTTGAGCCTTTAAGCTATTGGTAGCATCGGACAGACTAGATCCTTCATTCCCTAGATTCTCAACAGCTTGGTTTCGTAGTTTGGCTGCGGGTGTGAGATTGGGGATATCTAATTGATTAAGTGCCAGATTAGCTTTTTCAAGTTGCAATCCGATGGCGTTGGCTTTTTTTTGGGCTTGTTCTATTTTTGTTTGAATCCGAGCCTGTCTAACTTCTCTAATTCTAATTTCTTCAGGTGAGACGAACTCCTTGGGATTCCGTTTGTTCATGCGACGAAGACGGACATTAAATCTGCTCTCATCGGATCTAATTTTAGCTAACTCAATTCCTAGATCCTTGATTTCTTGTAAGGCTTCGCGTCGTTGTTGTAGCCCGATTTCCCTCTGTTTGATAATTTTACCAACTGCAATCTCTGGAGTGTCTAAAGTCACATCATCGGGAATCATTGGGACGTAATCATCCAATCCCACAACCTGACGTTTTTCTTGTGCTTCGATTGATTTAATTTTATCTATAGCTCTCTGTATCCGGTCATCAGAAATACCACGCTTTTTGAGTCTACGTTTTAAATCACTCCATGACTTAGAAGGTTTATCTTTTAATTCGTCAAAAATTGCCTTGGATTCTGAACGGGAAAATCCCAAATTCTTTAACCACAATTCCGAAGGACTGGTTAGTTTTTCTAATTCAATCCTGAGTTTATCTTTATCAGCTAAACCCTGCAATGTTTTAAAGGCTTTACTTTTGCGAGATATCCCCTTGACATCCAATAAATCATCAATAGAACTAACTTTATTCTCTTGTAAATAATTGATTAAATCATCTAATTGTTTTTTAGGTAAAAATTCTTTTAATCCCTCTCTAATTTCTTCAGGCGTGGCGCTGTTTAACTCAACTCCATTTAAAAATAATCGGGGTTGAATCTCAATCACACCTTGACCCGGCAATGATTCAGTCTGATTCTTGCGACGTTGACGGATCTGTTCTGCCGTCTGCACCTCTCCCGTCGCTTTGGCTATCCGGTGAAGTTGAGAGGCAAGGGCAACATCTACAAGTCCCCGTTCAACAGCCTCCCTGACTGGAGATGGGATCGAAATTCCTGGTGAAGCGACACCCGACCCCGGAACCCGTGCCTTTTTCTGTGACAATAGAATCGCTGCTAAGATACCCGCAGCTAACCATTTGGGCGGTGCATTAAATAACTTTCTTTTTTTAGATGATTGGCCGTCCTTGTCTAGCTCATCTTGATTAGAGGGATCTGCCAAACGGGGAGATAGTACACAGCGACACATAACGTGCATCGGCGGGGTATTAGCTGAAACAGTCTCTATATCATTAAGATCAATAGTCATCCCGTGGCGGTCTTCGCACACCTGACAACGGCGATCATCCATGATTGACAGGAAAACAACATGAGACACTAAACCCGAATCCTTGTAAGTCTGCAACCTTCCGGCGTTATAAGCAAAAGTCAGTTCAGTGCGGGCTATCTTTTCAGCGCGATTCTTGAAACCCTTATCACCTAACTCTGAATTGATCCGCTTGAGAAGTTCTGATCTGTTTATCGGTTCCCCTGTTTCGGATTGGGGTTGGATTGCTGCAAATAGATGATTCTTAATTTTCCCCCATTGAGTTGAGGAAATATCGGATGCTAGGGTTTTTGAACGATTAGCGATCGCAGTCTGAGCAGGGACATTCTCTATAGATGCCAATTCCGTATCTAGTAGATCCTCATCAAAATTAGCCGTTCCCTTTTTCTGTTGAGACTTAATTTCATTGTTTCCATGCTTCCGCCCGATGTTCCAACCCCCTAACCACATTCCATAAATTGATTTAGTCAACTCAGGAATTAAGACGGCTTGATAGTTTTCAATTGCCTTTGAGTCCTTGGTTCTAATCGCTCCGTCTAAATCCTTTAATGCTTTAGAAACCACGCGACTAAAGGCATCGGTTAAAGTATTAACCCCACCACTCTCTAATCTATTCAGATTAATTTTTATCGACTTTGGCTTAACGTAGTCAGGTGTTTTAGCTCGGAATATTGCGGAACTATTTGGAGAGAAAACGGAGTCAAACATAATCTTTTCAATAATTAATTATTATAACATTAAGTAAACAATTCTCTAACCTTCTTAACAGATACCTCCTCTGGATTAAATTGCTGCTGCTTAACTTTTTCCTTGAGTACATCCTGTTCTGATACCCCATCGGAAAACGTAGGATTGGGACAAGATGATCCAATGATCACCGAGTCCCCTGCATCCGGTGAACGTTTCAGTCTAGCCCGGACGTGCTTCTTACTCTCACAAGCTATCTGTCTATCTTCCCCACCTTTTCCCGATAATGAGTAACGGTGTGATGATAGATCCTCGAATACCTGATCCTCAATATCTCCGAGGGGTGCGATCGCTATTTTCCCTAACCTTAACCCGTCCCTAAGTTTCCAGAATAGCTCGGTCTTACGGTTTGAAAACTCATGGTTATTTTCAGCAGATTCTCCAAAAGCACAACCACGGACAAAATACCCCTGTTGTTTTAATCGTGCTAACGTCCCTGCACCCACGCCCGTTTTATCAACCGCAGCATAATAAGCACCCCCTAGTTTCCTAATCTTTTCAGCAACAATATCAGCAATTCTAATTGTGTCTAACTCATCCCCTTGAGTGGGATATAAGACTACTTCATAAAGGACATCACCGCGCCATAATGCAACGGCGTGACTATCCCCTCCATCCCCAACATCAACCCCAAGTCTCCAAGGCGAAATAATAGCCCGTCTATCCCAATACTCAGGATTAAAGTCGTAGCGTTCCCTTGCAGCTTTTAACCAAGTGGAAGGGATGATTCCCTCGATGATATCTTCTGGAAAAATACCCTCTACCCGACCTTGCCAGAACACAGAAAACTCACCCTTGTCTTGCCTGACTTCTTCAATCCATTTCAGGGATATAGCGCCGGGGATGACATCATGGGGAAACTCGGGGGGCCATTTATCCTGAGTTTTAACTAATCCATTTGAGTCTAAAAGTTGAATTGCCACCGATGGTTTTAATCTATGGATTAACCTTAACTTACCAGCCGGATCTATCACTTCCTCAAGTTGATATGCCCAAGCCACATTGGGGTGATTCCATGCAGGGATTGTAATATTAGTGCGATCGCAAGCCTTAGAGAATGGGGATTGTTTATTCAGAGGGTTGCCAATTCTTAACCCTCTGTTTGACGATCCGGTTAGGCATGACTGAAAACCATCGTCAATAATTTCTGAGATGCCATCCGCTTCATCTGCTATGAGTAGCAACCTATCCGCGTGTTTACCTTGGAATGAGTTGGTGTCATAGTTGCGAGCGGTGAAACCATAGGCCCGTGCCGTCTCGGATTTCCTGACAAATAACTCCCCACGGGTTCCGCCTAACTTTTCTTTGTTGCGGTCATATATTTTCCGTATCTCAGACCAAAGGATTTGCTTAACCTGATCCTCTGTTGGGGCTGTAGTGATTGCCAGACCGTCAACGGCAAAAACCCACCACAAAACACATACAGCCGAACCGATAGACTTTCCTACCCCGTGCGCGGCTTTAACGTTTGTTTCTGGGTTATCTCGGACACTCTCAAGGAATCGCTGTTGATCCTCTGTTGGTTCGACTCCAATAAACCGAGAGAAACCTACGGGGTCATTTTTAAATCGAGTTAAGGAATTACGACCGGATTTAGTTTGTTTCTGCTGCCGTCGTTTCCTTGCTTCCCTTAATTCTTTCTTGAGTCGCTCCCCTTTTTGGATAGCTCGAAGCATGATATCTAATCCTCACTATCATCTTCAGAGTTATCGAAGTTTTCAATAATAATACTGAGTTGATAACTATGTTCGTCTATCAACATAATTGTTTTTAATCCGTCCATTTCATTTTTAGATTGGACATGAACCCCTGACTTTGTAGCTTTAGCGCAAGCCTTAACCGCATCCTGATCCTTGGCAAGATCACGATAGGCTTGATTCGTTACCTTGAAACATTGGGCTGTATTGTCTTTTAGTGCATTTCTAAAAATATCTATTTCGCGTTGTCGCTCTAAAAGTTTTTCTCTAAGTTCGGTCTTTTCTTGTTCAGACATTGGTTTTAATACCTCTGCATATTTGTGGAATATCTTATATTTGGTTTCTTCCCATATCGGGTGTTTTTTCCAGTGCCTTATAGAACTTTCGCTTACCCCAATCTGTTTGGCTATCTCACAGTTGGTTAGCCAAGGTTTATCAAGTAGGAGTTGAACCGCTTGCTCAATTAAATCAAGTCTGAATTTTTTTATTGCGGTTAATAACGAATAACTACTATTTTAAGTTAACATAGCTATAAACCTTTCTACAACTTAAATATGACTAAACCTAAAATTATTGAAACAAATATTTCAAATCTGACACCCGATCCGAATAATGCACGGAAAAGAACGCCGTTATCAGCTAAGGTGATTTCCAAATCCTTAGAACAGTTTGGGGCTTGCCGTTCCATTGTGATCGACGAGAATGATGTTATCAGGGCGGGTAATGGAACCTTTGAGGAGGCGGGTCAATTAGGGATTGAGAAGGTTTTGGTTGTAGAAGCCGATGGTAATACGATTGTTGCTGTTAAGCGTAAAGGGTTGTCAGAGTCGGATTGGAAACAATATGCGATCGCTGATAATACCGCCTCGGATTTCAGTACATGGGACTTTGATATTTTAAATGATTTAACTCAGGAAGTTGATCTGAGTGAGTTCTTCCCTGATTATAAATTAAATGAATTATTGGAACAGTTTGGCAAGGGTGAAGGGTTTGACTCGACTGAACAGCAAGAGGAAGATGAGGAAGAAATAGCCGAGCTTCTGGATAAGGTTGATGAAATTGAATCTAGGGTTAAGTTGGGTGAAATATGGCAGTTAGGTCGCCACCGAATAAGCTGCGGTGATTCTACTATTGAAGGGAATGTTCGGGCTTTGTTGGGGGATGGCAAGGCTGTATTAGTCCATTCTGACCCACCTTATGGAATGGGCAAAGAAAAGGACGGGGTTCTGAATGATAACCTCTACCGAGAAAAGCTAGATGATTTTCAGATGAAATGGATCAGGGCTTGCCGTGGGAATGTAGAAGATAATGGCAGTTTTTATATTTGGGGAAATGCTGAGGATTTATGGCGGTTATGGTATTCGGGCGGGTTGAAAGATAGTGAGAGGTTGACTTTTAGGAATGAGATTGTTTGGGATAAAGCAAATGCGTCAGGATTGTATGATGGGAACGGCATAGGATCATCTATAGGAAGACAGTTTGCTAACATCTCAGAACGCTGTTTATTTTATATGGTTGGTGAACAAGGTTTTAATAATAATGCTGATAATTATTGGGATGGGTTTGAACCTATTAGGATTTATCTACAATCTGAGCGAGATAAGATGGGATGGAATAATAAAATAGTTGCTGATTTTTTTGGTTTTCACCCTCGAATGGCGGATCACTGGTTTAGCAAAAGTCAATGGTCGTTTCCTCAAGAGGATCAATACAATCGACTGCAAACGGAAGCAATTGGCAACGCTTTTAAAAAGGAATATGACGAACTTAAAAAGGAATATGACAAACTTAAAAAGGAATATTATGCCACCCGTGCCTATTTCAATAATACCCACGAAAACATGACCGATGTATGGGAATATCCCAGAGTTCAGGGTGAGGAGCGATGGGGTCACGCCACACCCAAACCCGTTGATATGATTGTTAGAATTTATAAAAGTAGTTCACCCGATGATGGGATTATTTATTCTCCATTTTTAGGGTCTGGGACGGATATTATTGCTGGTGAGAAATCAGGAGGCGATCGCACCGTCGCAGGATTCGAGTTATCACCCGCATATTGTGAAATTATCTGTCAAAGATTTTCCAAACTAACAGGAATTGAGCCTAAACTAATCGGAAAATTGCCAGATTAATTAATATTAATTGTGATATAATGTTAATAGAAGTTGCCCTTCGCGGTACGTCAAATACCCAAGGGCTGTAACACTGGCATACAATATCACCATGACTAATTTTAACACTGAAACTGCGATCGCGCTACTTGACTCTGTAGATGATTTTCCAGTGAGCTTTGATGACGCTTGGAGATGGTTGGGATACGAGAGCAAAAGTGATTGTTCAGAAAAAATAAAAAACTATCCTAGGTGAACTCACGTCCCCGAATGCAGAAACATTGCGGGGACGCTTATTATAACAATTTAATCAGTCCCAAACTTTTCCCTGAGTGCCAACATAGCTTTTTTCTTCTTATGTCTGAGATA